AAAAAGTATTAAAATCAAAGATGTATCTATGAATAGTTTTATGATTAATGATGATGTATTAAAATTTTATAAAGATATTGAAAAGAAAATGAAAATACGAGAAGAAAAGAAAATTAATAAAATATTAAATATATTAATATTTAATATTGCAAATCATGTAAATTTAGATAATTCATTAGAATTTGTTTGGGAATTTATTGATAGTGAAGATGAAGATACATTAGCATTTTTTGATGGATATAATCAAGATAAAATAACATTAAGTATGGATACTTATATTGAAAATAATACATATACGTTACCACTTATTAAGAATATTAAAAATATTAAAGATAATATGTTAAGTGATATAGATAATGTATATACAAAATTAGATACACTTAATATTATTAAACAGAGTAATTATTTTTGTAATTGAGCTAAAGTAAATAAAAACAATGAAAACAAAGCAAACGCAATACCAAATGTTTCTAAATTAGAAATATTTTCTTTAAAATAATAAATACCAATTATTGTTATAATAATATTACTAAATAAATTCCATTTTAAATTTAGTGAACTCATTGATGTTACCTGTAATCCTTTATTAAATATATACATTTGAAAACCATACAATATACATATAATTGGTAACCAATATGATGATAAAGTACCTAATACAATATTTTTATTAATACTCATGCTAATTATATCATTTGATGCAAGTAATGTACTATATGTTATTCCATTATTAAATATATTCATATTATATAATTATATTTTTTTATTATATTATTATATAAGTTATGGTGTTGTAAATGGCATTCCTGATGTACGTCTCATTGCATCAATAGATAAATCTACGGGTGTACCCTTACTTATTCTATACAAATCTCCTGGAAAATCCATTTCAAATAATCTATTTTGACTACCAACTAATCCATTTCCTGAATATTCTATACACATTGGATGTTGTTGTACAAAATCTACTAAATGAGAATAACTACCATTTTGTTCTTTCACTATTTTATAACTACCCATATATCCTGAACTTGTATTCACATCACTAAATACACTACTTCTATGAATTGCTACATTATTCACTAAATCAATTTCATATACAACACCTCTAGATAATTTATCAGTTCCTGATTGATCATCATATATAGAAACAATATCATTTCCTGGTATTAATGGATCAAATTCATTATGCCATCTAGCATCATGTTGAAAATTAGTACCATTGTATTGTTTATTATTCATAATTGCTTCATTTACAGGTGTTAATATTTTAGTATTTGTTGGATTTATTAAATTTGATATAAAAGCATTTGTAGGATTTATTACCCAATCAATGTTTTTAGTAATATAATTAATACATGCAACTGTACTACAATTTCTAAAACTACATACTAAATTACCAGTTATTGGATGCACATCAATTGAATTTATATGAAAAAATTCTGGATCTGTAGATGATAAATAATCTGTTGAAAAAAATTCCCATACAATTTGAAATTGGGAATTTTGTTCTTGAATATAAAATCCATTATAATATGAACAAAATATTACATTACCTTTTCTACTCAATGGTGCTTTAATTTCTAACGCTTCATGAACATCCCAACCAGGAGTACCTATACCTCTGCCATCTGGTAATGTAATATAATGATATTCTTCAAACTTATTAATATCTATTATTGTTCTGCATAAATTTGTATCAAATATATCTGTAATTACTCTGTTAGGTCCATTCCCTAAAAATAAAGAACATATTGTAATACTACTTGTGTTATCACTAGATTTTCGATAATACCATATAGGTACTCCATTCAAATCATATATACTATAAAAATACGATGCTGTAAAAGTAAGAGCTGTTAAATAATATCCTGGTATATAACTAGGATGTTTTACTATATTAGCACCGTATACAGTTGATGGCGGCAATAATTTTATATTTGTAATTTTGTTTGTGTTATCAACAATTTGAAGTAACTGATGTGTATAACCAGTATCAGAAATTACAAATTGATCATCATTAATATTTAATGAATAACTAATACTATTTATTTCATCATTCGATATAATACCATAATCAGTAATAGATGGATTAAAATTAGGATGAATTGAAGATTGACTGTTTATTGTACCTGTTATAGATGTAATTGGTGAACTAATCGAAATACATATAGTGGGTATTGGATTCCATAATTGATGTAATTTTTTATTAGAATCTAAATAAAACGTATATTGTTCATCATTTATATTTACTGTTTCAAATATATTGTTATACAATCTGTTATTTTTGATATTAATATATATATTATTATTTCTACTATTATTTACTATATATAATTGTACTAATTTATGTGATATATCTGTACCTACTATAAATAAATTATCATTCACATTTGTTGGTTTATACTCAGAAATATTGTTTTGTAATAAATTTTGAATAGTAATAGAAGTATTAGATATTATAGTTGAATATAATCCATTAAAATAATTTTGTGTTAATGTATCTATTACAAAAAAAAATAATTGAGAATTACTATAAATTATTGTAGGTAATATATATCGATTATCTATATTCGCCAAATCTGCATATGTAGATGTAATATAATCATCTGTAATATATTTTACAATTGTAATATTATCACTTTTTTTATATGTTAAATATATATTATCTTCTGGATCCATAGCAACATATATTTCTGAAGAAACACAATCACTTACTAATAAATGTATATTTATAACATCAGTATCCCCTAAACTAATATCATATAAACTATTATCAATTCTCAATATAAAAATATTTGTTGTATTTATTGTAAATTTTTTTAAGAATACATTTGTTACATTTGAATTAATACTTAATAAAGAAATACTTGTATCTGTACCATTTACAGTTGAAAAACAATTTAAATTGGTTTCATCTGTTGTAAATATTGTATAATTTAAATTATCAAATTCAGTACTTGCTACAAAATTTGTTACAGGGGCACTAATTGTCATAGGTACTACTTCAAATTCCATAATTGGAAATCTTCCATGTGCTCTTCGTATAGTATTTTCATTTGTACTAATATTTGTATCATAATACAGTATACTTTGTATATTTCTTTCTGATTGTATTGTATTATTAACACTTAAATATGGTCCAAATTTGGATCTTATCCTACCTGCTTGTCCTAAATTTCCATCTAATATTACATCATACCAAACTCTTGATTTTGTAGTAATAGGTGATGCCATTAATTTATATATATTATATATACAAATTATTTAATAAAAATCAGGATTCCATCCGTAATGACCATTCAAAAATTCATCTAAAAACCAATTTATTTTTTTGAATTTATTCGAATATTGTGCATCACCAAAATCAATTATATATATTTTATTATCTTTTTCAATAAAATTATATCCTGTAATATCTATATATTCAATTCCTTCATTATCATATAAAGTCTGTAGAATTTCTTTAATTTTAATCCAAATCCATTTTGGTATTTTTGCAGGATCATCTGAATATATATCTGCTAAACATGGTGCATTTAAATGCTCCATTATAATGTTTCCAGTATATTCACTTGTTATCTTATTATATTCTAATTTAAAATCAATAATTTTTGGAGTAAATCCATATTTAACTGCTATTTTTTGCATCTCAACTTCTCGTTCGATTTTTCTGGCATCTTTCGCAGTTAATGTTTTATGATATGTGTTCATTCTTTTACTATAAAAGAATATATCGTAATATATTCATTTATCAATTATTCATTATATTACATATTTTTTCATATAATTCATTAGTATCATTTTTATATACTCTTGGTAAATATTTCATATGTTTCTTTAATACTATTGGTCCAATCATACAACTTACTCTTATTGTATCAGGAAAATCTGTCCATAATTTATTATAATATTCAGGATATAAATAATAATCATAGTAATTTGGTAGTACCTTTCCATATTGTAAAGGATACCAATTATTCTCTCTACATTCAATACTAAATTCAAATTTTCTTGTTATTATATCAATATTTTTAAATTGTATCATACCTTCTAATCCATTTTTATGAATATATTTTGCTTGATTAATATATTTAAAAAATGTATTTGCACTTAATATTTTATTTACTAAATTATGATTTGTTAATGTATCTACATTATAATCAAAACATACTATATCTAATACATCTCCTTCCTTTAATTTTTTAATATCAGCAATTGTTAATTGAAAACCTCTTATTTCTTCTATATAATTTGTATATGGTACTGGATATTTCCATAATGACATATGATATTAAATAAATATATATCTTTAACTTTGGAATAACTGTGGAATAGGTATTTGAATATTATTTGTAAATACAAATGAACAAACAAAAAATGCCATAACTATATCAATTGTATAATGGGATCGTGTTACTAAAATAAAAAATGCATTTACTATATTAATACCTACTAATAATGGTATATTTGTTATAATTCCATATGAATAATAAAATAATGTTAATAAATATGTTAATGAAAAATGACCACTAAATATTTTATCATAACATCCACCTGTTATATGTTGATACCATTTTTCATGTTTTTTACATTTTTTATGTTTAGGTAAAATAGTTAAATTTATTGTAATGTCTCTTATTAGATATACCACTATTAACATGCATATTAAATTAATTAAAAACGTACTATTTGCAAAAATTAATGGTATAGCACTCAACATTACTATTACATTTGTCAACCACTCATCTTCAGACCAATCAGGTAATCGTTCATGAAAAAAATCATGAACAGTATCTTGACATGTATCATTATAATAAGAGTGACCTGTACTTTGTACAGCTATATCAAAATATCTATGAATAATATAATAAACACCAATATATATTATATACAACATAATATTATTTATAAAAATAATTTTAAGAATTATATAATTTTACCTCTTATAGATGTTTCTGTCATCACACCACTTGATTGCCTAGTATATACAATTACTTCTTCTATATCTCGTAATTCACTAATGTTTTTACATCCAATATAACTCATAGTACTTTTAATGCTTGATTCAATTCGTTTTATAATATTTTTAACCGGTCCCTTAATTTCTATCTCCATATCAACTCCTTCTGGATTTTGTGTATCATTATATTCTTTTTTAGATAATTCTGCTTTAGATACCATTGCCATTGCAGATGCCATACCTCTATAATATTTAACTCTTTTATTGTTTCTATTTATAATTCTACCCGGTGTTTCGTCAGTAGCTGCTAATGTCTTTCCTAACATCATTGCACTAGAACCAATAATTAATGCTTTTGCAATATTTCCATCTTTACCTAAATGTCCTCCATCAGATATCATACCTACATTATATTTTCTTGCCATTTTACGACATTGTTGTAATGCAGTAAATTGTCCTGAACCAACACCTGTTACTAATCGGGTTGAACATATTGAACCATTGCCAATACCTACACGAATACAGTCTGCACCTGCTTGGCATAAAAATTCAAAACCATCTGCACTACACACATTTCCTGCCATAATACTAATATTACGATCTTTATATAATATTTTTAGTTCTTTTATAATTTTTGCTACTTTTTCATTATATCCATTTGCAACATCAATACATAATATATTACATCCTGCATTAATTAATGCATCTGCTCGTTCTAAATAATCATCAATAATACCAATTGCAGCACCTACTAATAATTTATTATTCTCATCTAAAGAATACTTATTTTTATTCATTTCATACTTCATTAAATTTGTAAATATAATTAATCCCTTTATTTTTTTGTCTTCTACTATTGGTAACTTTTCTAATCTATATTTTATCATATAATTAATATGATCTTCCATTGTAAATAAATCAGATGTACTAATTAATTTCATTTTTGAAACATCTGTCATAATAGATGTTATTAAATTACTATTATCACTATTTTGAATAATATGTGTATTTAAATCCCTTTTTGTTACAATACCCAATAATTCATTTTCATTATTTGTTACTAAATAACTGTATACTTTATGTTATTCTATTTTTTGTAGTAGTGTATTAACAGTATCAGTATGTAAAATTGTATATGGATTTTCATTAATATACGTTAAATATCTTTTTACTTGTTTAATCATATGTACCTGTTGTTCAATTGTATTGTATCTATGAATAATACCTAAACCACCATTTAATGCCATTTCGATTGCCATTTTATCTTCAGTTATTGTATCCATTGGACTAGATATTAATGGTAAATGTAATGCAATATTTTTAGTTAAATATGTATTTAATGAAATATCTTTCCTAGATTCGACATTTGATAATCTAGGATTAATTAAAATATCATCAAACGATAATGTATCTTGAATATTCATCATTTTTATATAGTATATATAATTTTTTATATATGTAAATATTTACACATAATTTATTTATTTGTAAATATTTATAATTTTATATCATATGATGATATAAATTGTTATTGTGCTGCTTGTGCTTGAGGTGCTGCTTGTTCTTGAGGTGTTGCTTCTTCTTCTTCTTCTTTAGGATATGCAGGTAGGGGAACCATAGGGTCAGTAAAGTTATTGGGTACATTGTGAGCATTACATAATATTGTACGAATATCTTTCATAACACTTAGTAATGCTTGATTTTGTTGAAGTAATTGATTATGATGTAATACAGCTAATTTGGAACTGTTTAAAAATGCACGAATTTGAAAATGAATTGCTGCATCTGTTGTCGAGTAGAGCTGAGGATCAAGGAAGGATAAATCCATTTTTATATTTTTTATACAAATTATAACTTTATATTAAAAAATATATTTATACATTTCTTATTTTACAATAAGGCAGGTCTGTATATAGTTGTGCATCAATTAATGTATTTTTTTCATTATTAAGTTCTGTTAATATATCTCTAATATTTGAATCTATATCATCACTACTTACTAAATTTTTATTTTGATTATTTATATATAAATCATTTATTGTTTTTTCATGTATCATCATATTATACATTTTTTGTAATTTATTTATTTTAGCATCTTTTTCTAAAAAAATAGGATGCAACCCAATATGAATACCATGATATGAAAGATTATATATATCATGAATTGAAAATAGAATTGTAAAATTATTATGTGGTAGTATATGTGCATTCACAAATAATTTTTTATTAGTACCAACAATCATAAATGGAATTACTACTTGATGTGTTACATTAAATGGAACTCCAAATACATCAGTATCATTTGATATTCCCATCATTTCTTCTACATTCACTATATTTATATTAGGATTTACTTCTTGTATTTTTTTAATATTTTCTTTAATTTTAGCTGATATATCCATTACTGTAATATTATTACCTTTAATTACTGCTTCCGGATTAAATGTATTCATTAATTTATTAAATTGATTAATTTGATCTTTCGATACATATATTGGATATTTAGTTAATTTGTATGTATCAACAAAATCTTGACTACAATATGTTACACATTCATTCCCTGTATCAAATAAAGTAACATATTTTTTATCACTTTCACAATATATTATATTTGTATAGTTAACATCACATACATATTCATATGTATGTGTTGTATTTATTGATTCAATATCTGTATATCCTTTTTCGATTAATTTTAAT